TGGCCAAGGCACTGGGTAAAGCGAAGGCAGAATCCGGTAAGGGGACCGTGGACATCCTGAATCAGTATACGCTCAAGTGATTAAGGAGATGAAAAGCGATGATTTATCAGAAGACTGAAGTCGGCGAGACTGTTGAGATTCTCGCTGCTGATGAATTCAAGGCGATCCCGATCAAGCTGGCGGCTACGTCCGGCGTGGTTAAAGCGGGTACGCCGATCACTGCGGCCGGTGCGGCTGACACGGACGGCGCGGCTGCGGCTGGCATCCTGCTCTATGACGTGGATGTCGCACGCAATCCGAACGGTGCCATCGTTGTTGAGGGCATTATCGACCTGACCAAGGCGAAAGCGCATTCCGGTGTTTCCGGCATGACCGCGGCCAAACTGAAGACTGCTGTTCCCGGCATTGTCTGCCGTGAGAACATCGGTGTCAATGAGTAAGCGGGGGTGAAGACTAATGAACATTCGTGATCTGTTTACGCCTGCCGCTGTTGCGGCGAACTGGACGGAAGTTGCGTCCAACCGCATTCCGTATCTTGGCGAGGGCCTGTTTCCGGCCCGTAAGAAAGCTGGCCTGGACCTGTCCTGGCTGAAGGGCTCCAAGGGCCTTCCTGTCTCCCTGATGCCGTCTGCGTTTGACGCGAAGGCGACCTTCCGTGACCGCATCGGCTTTGAGAAGCTGGAGACGGAAATGCCGTTCTTCCGTGAGGGCTACAAGCTCAAGGAACGTGACCGCCAGGAGCTCCTGCGTGTCTCTGAGAGCAATGATCCCTATCTGCCCAGCATCCTCATGCGCGTCTACGACGACGCCAACGACCTGATCGAGGGCGCAGCTGTCGTGCCGGAGCGCATGCGTATGGCGCTGCTGTTCGCCGAGGGCGGCGACGCGCAGATCGCCATCAAGGCGAACGGCGTGGATTACAGCTACAACTACGACCCGAACGGCACCTGGAAGGCGAGCAACTACATCCCGCTGTCCGGCAATTCCCTGTGGACTGCCCCGACCACGGCTGATCCGTTTGCGAACTTCAAGACCGTGAAGGACGCCATCCGTGCCAAGACCGGCACCGAGCTTGTCACCGCGGTGATGAACACCTACACGTTCAACCTGATGGCGAAGACGGACGCGGTGAAGAAGCGTTACCTGACGGTCAACGGCCTGAACCTCGGTTATCTGACCGACGCCGAAGTCGCGGCGGTTGTGCGCGGCACGTCCGGCCTGAATATCGTCGTGTACGACAAGCAGTACAAGGACGAGAGCGGTGTGGCTCATGCCTTCGTGCCGAACGGCTACGTTGCGCTGGTTCCCGCTGGAAACCTCGGCTCCACCTGGTACGGCACCACGCCCGAAGAGGCCGACCTGATCGGCTCCAGCGCGGCTGAAGTTGCCATTGTCAATACCGGTGTTGCGCTGACCCGCATTGTTGAGCCGCATCCGGTCAACATCAACCTCTTCGCCTCCGAGATCGTCCTGCCCAGCTACGAGCGGATGGATGAGGTTGCGCTTCTGAAGGTTATTTCCTAATGAAGCTGACACCTCATTACGGCATCATCTACAACGGCGTGTATCACGAGGCGGGCAGGCCTTTTGAGATCGACGAGAAGGATGCTGAAGAGATGCGGAAGCACGGCACCGTTGAGGGCGCACGGCAGGAGACGATCCTTGCGACGGCTCCTGCCCCGAAGCCCCGCGGTAGGGCTAAGAAAACTGAGGATTGAAAAAGGAGGGGTGGACAGTGACTTCGGAAGAGCTTCTTTCGCGCATGCAGGCCATCATTGGCGACGAGACATATGGGCATGACGACACAGAGTTGCTGTCCACCTACCTCGACCTCGCTGCGCAGAAGATTCTGAACCGCAGGTATCCGTTTGGGATTCCTGAAGAGGCTGAAGTGGATCCACAGTACTACGGCATTCAGCTGGAGATCGCGGTGTACCTCTTCAACCATCGCGGAAGCGAAGGCGAGAGCCTGCACTCTGAGAACGGCATTTCCAGAAGCTACGGTGGTCAGACGGACGTCCCGCCGGAACTGCTGATGCGCGTAACCCCGAAAGGGATGGTGTGCTGATGCAGGGGCTTTGCAGGAATAAGCGGAAATGCTGGTACGCGCTGTACACCGGCGAGGATGAAGAAATCCTGACCGAGGACGGACTGCTTACCGGGCATTACAGGCCGATTTACGGCAACCCTGTTGAGGTCTGGGTGAATGCATCCACGACGAGCGGTATCACGAACAACAACATCGCCGGACGTGTTGAGCGGTACGACTTCGGTATCGTGCTGGATTACCAGTACACGATCAACCCGATACCGGACAATTGTCCGATTGATGAAATGAGCGTGTTCTGGATGGACACTGTACCGGAGATTAAACCGGACGGCAGCACGGATACGCCGTTTGATCACATCGTCACCCGCATTTCCAGCGCGATTAATCACCGCGCCTGCCAGATTGCGAAGGTCGTCAGGAGTGACGGGGTGGTCGTGTGATCAAGGTGGAAAGCAATGTTGCCGAAGTGATCGCCCAGATAGGGAGCTATCGGACGAAACTGAGCGGCGCCAGCGTGGAAATCCGTAACCGTTTGTGCGACCTAGGTGCGGAAGAGGCCGGTGAGGCGTTTGCAGGCGCGGAGTATGCAGGCACGAACGATGTCAGCGTTTCAACGGAGCAGAACGGTAAAGAATCTTTGGTTGTCGCAGAAGGACAGGCTGTTGCTTTCCTGGAGTTTGGCGCAGGCGTGACCGCCGGTCAAGGATATCCGGGTGATAAGCCGGACGGAATTGTCGGCCTTGGCGAGTATGGCCAAGGAAAGGGCGCGAATCCGAAGGGCTGGATTTACCGAGGAGAACCTGGCAATGCCGGTATTCCTGTGTCAGGAAGAGAAGGCGTTTATCGGACCTATGGTAACCCGCCAGTCTCAGGTATGTACACAGCGGCAAGGACGATGGAGGACAACGTAGCTGAAGTTGCAAAGGAGGTGCTTGCATGATCGACGCAGAGACAACGATCTATGACAGCATCGTACGGAAGCTCAAGGAGAAATACACCTGGGCATCCAAAGTCCGGTTTGCAAACGACTATGTGCAGTCTCCGTCTTCCTTCCCGTTTGTGACTCTCATTGAGAGAGAGAACCGCACGGACATTCAGACGATGGAGAGCAGCAACACCGAGGTTCTGGCAGTCCTCGATTATGAGGTTAACGTATATACAAACTCTCAAGCCAGGCGCAAACAGGAGGCGCGGAAGATCGCTTCAGCGGTTGACGATGAACTTCTGGCGCTGGGCTTTCGCAGGCGGACGATGGAGCAGGTGCCGAACCTGGCTAATGCTTCCGTCTACCGGATACTGGCGCGATATACCGCGCACATTGAGGAGGGTGGAGACGAGTTCATCCTCTACAGACGACCTTAAAAGAAAGGAATGATTGATTATGGCAGCTGGTATCAGTACGTATCAGACCTACCTCATGATCAAGGGCACTGGGGATACCTGGGAAAAGCTGATCGACATCGTCAGCTTCCCGGACATCGGTTCTGAGCCGGACACCATTGAGACGACCAGCCTTACCGATGACATGCAGACCTTCATCCCCGGAATTATCTCCTCTGATGGTAACTGGACTTTTGAAGCCAACTACACTGTGGAGAACTACCGCAAGGTTGAGACGCTGAATGACGGTACGGAGCACGAGCTTGGTTTGTGGTTCGGTGGCAATGGCCGCGGTGCTGAGGCTACACCGGATGGCAGCAAGGGTAAGTTCACCTTCAAGGGCTATATCACGCCCACCATTTCCGGTGGCGGCGTCAATGAAAAGGTCACGATGAACGTGAGCGTCACCGTTTCCGGTCAGGTCACCTGGAGCGCGACCTGATGAGGTCTAAAGTATGAGAACGAGACAGAATAAGGAGGGTATGAGCATGAGCAAGGTAAAACCGATCACCTTTGAGTATGAAGGCACCAAGTACACGCTGGAGTTCAACCGCAATACCGTGCGCACAATGGAGAATCAGGGCTTCCGTGTGGACGAGCTGGGAAGCCGTCCGATGACGATGCTTCCGCAGTTGTTCGCGGGTGCGTTTCAAATGCATCACCGCTGGCTGAAGCGTGATGTGATTGACGAAATCTACGAGCACATGGGTGAAAAGGACAAGCTCCTTGAAAAATTGGGTGAACTCTACAACGCGCCGATGGAAGCACTGCTCTCTGACCCGGAGGAAGATAAGGGAAACGTAATCACCTGGACGGCGGAATAAATCCGTCGCCCAGGGATGATACGCCAACGACCTATGCGGAGGTCTTTGAAAGTCAGTATCCGTCCTACATCGCAATGGGGATGACGTACGACGAGTACTGGCTGATGGATCCTTATCTGACACGGGCATATCGCAAAGCGGATGAGATCCGGCAGCAGCGCGTAAATGAGCAGGCATGGCTTCAGGGCGCATACATCTATGATGTCATGACCCGGTTGTTCTCGATCTACAATCCCTTCGCCAAGCATCCGAAGGCTAATCCGTATATGGACAAGCCCTATGATCTGAGGCCGAAGGAAGAGGTAAAGGTGGAGGACATGACCAGCGCAGAACTGGACCAGAAGGTAGAAGAAAGCCGTGACGCATTTATGGCGATAATGCTGAAGCACAATAAAGACAAGGCAAAGGCCAAAGGAGGTGGGACCGATGGCGGAAGTAGATAGACTAGAGATCGTTGTCACAGCTGAAACTAAAGAAGCTGAGTCATCGATCTCATCTTTATGTAAAAAACTGGCGGAGCTGCAGGGCAGGATCAACGCGATCTCAATAGCCGGACTAGGAAAGAAGATTTCCAGTATCAGTAAAGCCCTGAACACGGGGGAAGCCATAAAAGCGCTGAAGAGCGTCAGCAACCAGGCAGAAAAAACTGCCAAGTCTGTTGCAAAAGCGGCCTCCCCCACTAAGCTGTCCAAGGAAGAGATAGCAGCAGCACAGGAAAGATTGAGAGCGCTTCAGGCAGAAACTGAAGCCCGCCGCGGACTGTTTAAGGACCGTATATTGTCCTCCAGGCGGAACATGACGTATAGGGAAAAAGGCGAATCGTTGATGACTCGCTCCGTGAAAGCGGATTTTGCATACCGCCGAGGGATAGCTGAGGACGAGCGTGTGCGAGAGCTTTCCCGTCAGATGATAGCACAACGGAACCCTCTGCCAGAAATTCCGAAACCGGACGGGAGCCAGGCTGCGGAGGAGAACGCTAAAGCCGCGCAAAGTGCGATGGACCTTGCCAATAAGATGCAGGAAGCCGGAGCATCAACACGGGAAGTTCAAGACGCGATTAGTAGCCTTGGAGAGACATCTTCGTCCCATTTGTCAGGTTTGCTTAGTAGCTTAACTGATGGCCTGCGAGGATTGTCTAGCGACCTTCCTGCGAGACTGGCCATAATCGGTGATCATCTCCGAACCGCAGGCGGAGCTGCGCTGGAGCTTGGCAAGGCTCTTGGTTCAGCCGCGATAAGAGGCTTCGGCCCGTTGATGCAAAAGCTTTTATCACCGATCACAAGGCTGAAAGATGGTCTTACGGGTCTGACTTCTGCTTTTCATGGTATGCTTTCCAGATTTGGGCGTTTAGCGGTTCTTCGTCTCTTTAGAACAGCGATACAGGCTATCGGGAGGGCAATATCAGAAGGCATTAATAATGTCTACCAGTACAGCGCGGCTATTAATGGCAGCTTTAAAGGGGCGATGGATTCCGCGGCAACTTCAATGCAGTACTTTAAGAACAGCATTGGCGCAGCGGCAGCTCCGCTGGTTTCGATGTTCATACCGTATATCAATGCCGCAATTAGCGCACTTGTTTCTCTGATCAACATCATTAACCAGGTGTTTGCGGCTCTAGGCGGGGCGGTTAGCTTTACTAGGGCCAAGAAGTCAATGACAGAATTCGGCAAAGCAACTAAAGGCGCAGGTGGCGGAGCGAAAAAAGCCGCGAAAGACCTAGATAAGTTCTTGGCTTCTTGGGATGAAATCACCAACATCAAAATGCCGGATGATTCCGGCGGCGGAGGTGGCGGCGGTGGAGCGGCAGCCGATTATCTGGATATGTTTGAAGAAGCGCCAATTGATCAAGCCATACTAGACGCTATTAATAGCGGCAAATGGTACGAACTCGGTGAGATGCTGGCCCAGAAACTGAATGACATCCTTCCGTCGGAAGAACAGATGTACGCCTGGGGCAGACGACTTGGTGAGCTGATCAACAACGGTATCAACCTTGCCCTCGGTTTCATGAGGACCTTTGATTTTGCGGGTTTGGGTTCCCGTATATCGGCTGGACTTAATGGCATGATCTCGGCTATTGAGTGGAACAAGCTTGGTGCGTTGATTGTTAGGAATACTTTAGCTCTGTGGGATACCGCAATTGGCTTTATCCGAGGTCTCGATTTCGGGCAAGTTGCGCGTGCAGTCAGTGATTTGCTCTTAGGAGCATGGAATGAATTGATCATGTGGCTCAATGGTTGGGACTGGTCGGAAATGGGTCACATGGTTGCCAATAAGATCATAGACTTCCTGACGAATATCAAATGGGAAGAGCTGGGACAGACCCTGTGGGAACTATTTAATGCAAGCGTTAAGGCGGCATCCGAATTCTTCACGGCTCTGGACGAAGTCTTCTCAGAAAAGCTTGGACCTATCTGGGACGTGGTAAAAGCAGTTGGCGCAGCGTTCCTGCTATGGAAACTTGCTGACGGTTTGCTTGGTGGTTTGGATACGATGCGGACCATTCTTTCCATGATTAATACGACGACTGTTGGAATAGGGCTCTCTCTCCTTGGTGTATATACGCTGGTGCAGGGTGTTGTTGACCAGGTCACGAACGGACTGAACTGGGACAATCTTGGGGAACAGATCGGCGGAATTGTAATCTTGCTCGGCGGTCTTTACCTGCTGCTTGGACCTATCGGCGTTGCGATTGGCGCAATCGTTACAGGCATCGGAGAATTCGCTCTCGGCTTAAAAGAATGGATTGATACCGGAACAGCCAGCAATGAGATTCTGACACAGATGAGTGTTGGTCTTGGGTTAATTGGCGTTGGTATCGCGCTGATCACAGGTTCCTGGATCCCGTTGCTCATAGCCGGTATCGGAATTGCTGTTACATGGATTGTTGGCAAGTGGGATGAGATCAAAGCCAAAGCCCAGGAGGTCTGGGATAAGATCGTTGAAATATGGGGACTGGCCGGAGAATGGTTTAACACAAACGTCATCATTCCGATTGCGACTTTCTTTGATTCGTTGAAAGCCAGCATAGAACTGGCGTTTGAAGCTGCAAAGCAGTTTGTGACGGACGCTTGGCTGACGGTATCGACGTGGTTTGATGAAACGGTTGTGAAGCCAGTATCCAGTCTGTTTGAGACTTTGAAAGGCTCAGTAGAAAGCTTCTTATCCGATCCAGTTGGGACGATCAAAGAAGCGTGGATCGGGGTTAAACAGTGGTTCCAGGAGACCATAATAGACCCCATTACGCTTGCCTTCTCCGGTCTGGGTGAAACGATCAAGTCTGCCTTTTTCGGGGGCGTCAATACGGTTATCAGCGGAGTCAACGGTTTTATCGGCGCCCTGAACAGTTTCAGCATAGCCTGGGATGGCTTCACCAAGCAGATCAGGAATCCTTTCACCGGCACAATCTATAACTGGGGCGTGCCTGGATTCGATATTCATCCGTTTAACATTCCGACAATACCACCAATCGAGTACGCCGAAGGCGGCTTCCCCGCTGAGGGTGAGATGTTCATCGCCCGTGAGGCTGGACCGGAGCTCGTCGGACGGATGGGCAGCAGATCCGCTGTTGTGAACAACGACCAGATCGTCGAGGGTATCCGGCAGGGTGTCTACGAGGCGATGGTCGCGGCGAACAATGGACAGAATAACAAGGAAGTCAAGGTATACATCGACGGCAAGGACATTACGGATTATACGAGGAAGCGCCAGAATCAGCTGGCACGCGCATTGGGGGTGTAAGGCGTGTATTTGAAGATAGACGGATACGATATCACGCCTTACATCGCCAAGGGCGGCATCAAGTGGCAGCGCCAGGACGTGGACGTGGATGCCGGACGTACGATGGACGGCCTTATGCACCGCGGCAGGGTTGCCACGAAAATCCGCCTGGATATCACCTGCATTCCGCTGACCCAGGCGCAGACGATGGATCTTTTCCAGCGCCTGCTGCCTGAGAGCGTCACGGTGGAATATGAGGACCCGATGTACGGGGCTGTGGTTAAACAGATGTATGCGAACAACCATCCGGCGGAATACCTGTTGATTCAGAAGGACGGGACAGAGTACTGGTCCGGCATCACGTTCCCGCTCATCGAGATGTAAAGGGGTGATGCTGGATGCAACCGGAAGGTAAAGACCCGAAGTATCTGCGCATCATCGCTGACCCGAATCATTGGTTTGAGACGAGGCTGGAAATTGGTGAGGCCGGTCATCTGATTGAGGAAACCGAAAAGAAAGCGATTGCCTTCGGTACGGGTATCAACAAAACATTGATCCTCATTTCCTCTCCCGGCCCGAACGCCGGATACGACGAGGGCGTCCTGTATGACATGGCGATCACCCGCAAAATCTTCGCAAACGGGGTACCGCAAGTCGGGTGCTGCGTCTCAGGTGAAATCGACGTGCGGATGCGCAGGCCGACGGCGGAGATCCCCCGTATGGCCCGCCTTGTGCCGTGGATTCGTGCGGTGACTGCGACGGAAGCAAGTAACTGGATTCAGAAGGGCGAGTTCTATACTGACACCCGTGAATTCACGAACAACAGCGACAAGAATGTCATCGTCACACTGCACGGCTATGACGGCATGCTGAAGGCAGAACAGCCGTTTCCCTCGACGAGAGACTTTCCATGGCCTGCAAGAGACTGGCAGGTGGTAGAACTTATCGCGAATACGATGGGCGTGAGGGTTGACGACAGGACCTGGGGGCACATCACGTCCCACGGTGATGAAAGCGCAGGATACGAGATTCAGTTGCCTGCATCGTATACCTGCCGTGAAGTACTCGGTTTCATAGCGGGTATGTATGCGGGCAACTGGGTGATGAACGATTGGGGTGAGCTGCGGCTGGTCGCGCTGAACGAGCTGCCGTATGACACCCGTGTGCTGACAGACCACGTTGGCAATCCTATCGTATTCGGGACAGGCACGGAGGGGGTGAGGGTCAATGTCTGACAAACTGATACTGGGTCAGCGTGTCGCAACAATGGACAAATCACCGGAATTTGATGCCTATACCCGAGTAGTGATTTGGCTGGATGAGCAGGATGAGCAGGGCAATCAGAAGTATGTAGCATATCCAAAGTCAGAACAGACGACAGGCAGGACGCTGGAGCTGACCTGTCCGTGGGGGTCGGAAGAGATAGCACGGTCCATCCTCGACAAGGTTTCTCCTTCTACCAGAGCTTTTCAGTACCAGCCGTATACGGCAACAGACGCGATGCTGGACCCGACTGCGGAAGTCGGCGACGGTGTAAGCGTCAAGGATATCTATTCCGGCATTTATAACCGGACGGAGCACTTTGGCAGCAGGCATCTGTCCGATATCGAGGCGCCTACCGAGGAGGAAATCGACCACGAGTACCCGTACGAGTCGCCTGGAGACAGGAAGACGGAACGCAGGTTCTCCCAGGAGCGTGCTGAGCGCATCAAGGCCGAGATTAATCTGGGTACCGCAATCGAGGCGAAGGTCGCGAAAGAGTACGACAACGGTACGAAGACCTTCGGCTGGCGACTGGTGGAGGATCAGTTCAGCGTTTATCAGGGGTCGGCCAGCAATTATGTGCTGAAAGTAACAGCGGGCGGTTTGCAGGTAAAAGGCTCCGGTACGTTCTCCGGTACGGTTACAGCGAGCGCTGGAAAGATTGGCAACTTTACGATCAAAGACGGCAAACTGTACTACGGAAAAACAAGCATTTCAGATGCCAACAATGGTGTGTATCTTGGATCAGACGGTATCGCGCTGGGCAAGTCAAATGCCTTTAAAGTGGATTCGAGCGGAAACTTGACCATCGGGAACGGTGTTTTCAAGGTCAACTCCAGCGGCTCTGTCACGATGACGAAGGGCAGCATAAACATCAACAACGGCGCGTTTTACGTTGACACGAACGGCAACCTGACCTGCAACAGCGGCACGTTTAAAGGCAACGTTTACGCTAAGAATATTAAATACGGCACAACCGAAACCGGTTACATGAACGGCGGAGGCATAGCAAAGAACTCTATCAGCGGCGGTGGTGGGAGCGGGTACGGACAGATTGCGAAGGGAACCATACAAGGCTGGAATGTAGCTGATGGCACGCTCAAAAGCAGCAAGCTGTATGACACTTACATAACAAAAAGCACTTATGACAAACTGGTTGGCGGCGAGGTCACGGCAAGTGAACTTAAGACACAGGATTTGAGAGTTAGAGACAATATGTATTGGGGCCGTGGCAATCTGGTCAGACTATACTCTGTACAAGGAACAGACGGAAGCACGCACCAATGCTTAGGCATCTACTAAATCGAAGGAGAGTTGAGACATGCAATCCTACATCCGCCTTATGGATGGCGGCACCTACCCGGTTGACCATGCCGCAGAGCTTCACAATGGTCGATTGGTAATCAATGTCTTGAACATGAGGTTCATGACAGCTTATTCCCTGTTCTCAGATGCTAACCGTACTACGAAAATCGCGTATGGTGACGGCAAGCGCGAAGTGATCTTCGAGGGGTATACGATTATAGAGAGTATCTCCGAGGATGACATGGGCGGCGTTCACATCTGGTTGAGAAAGGAGTGAACCTATGGCCGAGCTTTTACAGTATATCCTCAACACGCTCAACACGATTAACGTTCACGGCGCTGAGGATATGCAGAAGATGCTGGGGTGTATGGAGGGGATCAAGCAGTTGATTGAGCTTGCCAATCATCCTCCTGATGAATCAGAAGAATCCAAAGAGGAAGGAAGTGAACTGACGGATGGCTGATAAAGCGATATCCGAGCTTACACGGGCAACAAGTGTAGGTACGGATGACTTATTCGTACTCCAACAGGCAAATCAGGCCAAGGCAATTTCCGGGCAGGATGTTATTGCCTATCTCAGCCAGATATACTCCGAACATGGCGGCATCCGCTCCGTCACGAAAACAGGAACTGCGGACTTGGAGGACACTTACACAATCACCTATGGGGATGCCACTACGTCCACTTTTGTTGTGACAAACGGTGCAAAGGGTGACAAGGGCGATCCCGGTGATGACTGGTTTGTACACATCCGGTACTCGGCGAACGAGCCTACCCGTGATGCGGATGTGAAAACGACACCGGACGATTGGATCGGCATTTATTCTGGTATTTCCGAAACCGCGCCGACGGACTATACGGCCTATACTTGGTTAAGGATTAAGGGCGAAAAAGGTGATACCGGAAACTCGATCACCGGCATTACTCTGATTAGCTCGTCTGGGTTGACGGATACCTACAGAATCAACTTTTCAGACGGGGATACCACAACGTTCGAGGTCGAAAACGGAGCCAGCATTGAAAGTATCACACGGACAGCCACAAGCGGGTTGACGGATACCTACACCGTTTTGCTGACTGACGGAAGGACTACTACGTTTACCGTCACGAATGCGAAAAGCATTTCCAGCATCACGCCTGTGGATGTCACGCATGCCGCAGGGCATACAGACGAATACCGAATCAATTACAATGACGGTGATACGTTCACCTTCTACGTCTACAACGGCGCGAACGGTACGGGTTCTGTTTCAACGGTGGACGGCATTCAAGCCGCGAATCAGAACGTTGACCTTCTGGAATTGGGCACGGGCGCTCCGTCTACAAGCAAAGTCGGGAAACTGAAGTCCAGATACTTCGACACTGCGAACTCGGTGTTGTACATCTGCGTCGGCATTGATACGAGCGGTACGGAGACAACCTACACTTGGGCGGGAACGGGTGTTACAACAGATTCAGCGTTCTCTTCCACTTCGACAAACCCGCTCCAGAACAAGGTGCTGACCGAAAAACTTGGCACAGGCACGATGGATACAACGGCCCAGACCATTGTCGGCGCAGTTAATGAAATTGTCGGAAATCTGGACACCCTTGACGGATCAAAGATTCCTATTAGCGCAAGCGACACGACAAAGGTCAGCGCGAAGCTGTCGTCTTTGGAAACCGCGAAGGGTGACAAGGCGCTGTGGGTAAACATGGGCACCATTTCCAGCCTGCCGACTACGAAAACGGTCAGCGGTGTAACCACTGACATGGTCTGTGCTCACGCCGAACTCGGGACACCGTCCGCACAGACCAGCGACTGGACGATTTCGACCGATACAGCAGGCAAGGTGTCGGTCAGCGGTTCTATCTCAGGATCGACAACGCTGAAGATTTTGCTCGTACCCGGAACCAGTAAATAAAGAAAGGATGAGGCATTATGAACGAAACATTTTTTCTGCATCAGATCAAACGGACGAACGGAACGTTTGACAAGGGTATTGTGGTTAAAGATTCGTATGAAGCGGCAAAACAGGGCTACCATGCCTACCTTGGAGCTTATGCCTACGGGCAGCAGGAGCAGACGGATTTCGTGTCCGTGGCGATCAGCGACACCAACGGAACGATCCTCATGATGGAGAGCTGGAAGAAGGCAGTCGAACCCGAACCGGAGGAAGAGGAGTCCTGAAAATGGCACAGAGTGTGATTAAGAACGGCACAAGCTATCCCGTGCCGATCTCAAAAGGCGGTACGGGGAAAACTAATGCTTCTGATGCGCTAGCCGCACTCGGAGGGCAAAAGGAGTTGAAACTCGCAGGCGCGACCAATCCGTCTTCTGCTACTATATCTGCGTATGGATATGCTGATGTTCCACTAAACTGGTCAAAGAGCGGTCACACATGGCTCTATAATGCAATGAGCTATTGCGGGAGTACAGGCGGGGTGATTGTGAATACTTGGTTTGATGGGGATAAGTTAACAATGACAGTCAGAAATGTCATGAGCCAAGCGATTACAATCAACGCAAAAAGCGCATATGTGCGAGTGATCTACGTTTAAAACAGAAGGGGTGATCCCAACGATCACATTTATTCTAGGCCTTCTGATCGGCAGCGCGGCTGGTGTATTTCTGTACGCCGCGCTGACCGACGACGGTTCAACAAAGGGGCATCCGCTATGAGTACAAAGGTTCCTGTTTCAGCCCTATACAAGTACTGCAAACAAATGCAGGAAGAGCAGTGGGGCTATATCTGGGGCGCTGCGGGTGTCCTGTGGACTGAGGCCAGACAAAAAGCCGCTACAAATGACATGACGGTAAAGTACGGTTCCAAGTGGATCGGACACATGGTGGTTGACTGCTCCGGTGTCATGGTTTACATCTGGCGTAAGTTTGACCTCAAGATTCCGCACGGCTCTAACAGTATCCGCAGACAGTCCGTAGGCAAGCTACAGACACAGCCTATGCCCGGATACGCCGCCTTTAAACTCAGAGGAGACGATTATTATCACATCGGAATTGTCTCTGAAGACGGCAAATTCGTCTATGAAGCTAAAGGCACGATTATCGGATTCACAACAAGCCCTGTAAAAGAATGGGATTGGTTTGCACCGTTTAAAGACGTAGAGTATAGCGAGGGGGTGAATCCGATGCCAGACACATTCTTGTATGAAGCGAGGGTCACCACAGAATCTGGTTCTCTGAGGCTGAGAAGTAAGCCTGATACAAGTTCCACGGTCCTTACAAACATTCCGAAGGGAACGGTTGTAAAGGTCTATGGGGATGAGGACGGGTGGTCCAGTGTGATCTATGCGGGGTACGCTGGATTCTGTAGTAATAAGTATTTGACAAGGATTGATGATCCGGTTGAAACTCCGGTTGACACAGAAGAGTACACCATTTTACGCCGGAAAGACGGCGTAAGCGTGACCCTGGTAGGGGACTGGAAGGTTGAAGAGGGGGACGATTGACATGGAGCAGCATATACTGCAATGGGGGGACTATGCGAAAGCCATTTCAGCCATTCTGGCCTTGCTTGCATTGATACTAGTCAGACCAATAAAAGCCGCTTGGCAGCAGCACAAGGCCGATAAAGAGGAAGAGAAAGCTTTCCGCAAAGCCGTTTTTGCCCGGTTGGACGGTATCGACTCTTCAATCAAATCCTTAGTGGATGACATGGGTGACATGCAGTACGAGCATTTGGCACAAGCACATGATTTTTATACATCCCAGGGGTGGTGCCCCAGCACAACCAAGCAACAACTGTGCAATATGCATCGGTCGTACAAGGCGAAAAAGCGGAATCATCTTTCGGATGCTTACGAGGAGGAAATTCTAAAGCTCCGGGAGCATCCATAACTTTCTACTGATGACCCGAAAAGAAAAGCTGATGAAAGAAATCTGGCTTTTGTTTCAATCTAGAGGAGGAATGTGAAATGAAACCGATGATCGATTTGACGCCGCTGCTGCAGTCCGTGATCGCGCTGATCGCTGCGTTGATCACGATTTATCTCATTCCGTGGCTGAAGAGCCGCACAAGCACTGAACAGCAGAGACAGATTTCGGCTGCAGTGCATATCGCGGTTTACGCCGCGGAAAAGCTGTACGGCGCAGGCCGGGGCGAGGAGAAATTCGTCTACGCCCTGGAGTATCTCAAGGCCCATGGGTTCAACCTGGATGCTGAAACGCTGAAAGGCGAAATTAATGCCGCTATCCATGAGATGGAGCAGCTGGACGTTGACGTCCGGGAACTGCCGAAACCGGAAGCAGAGTAACACACGAATAGTAAGAGCCCTGGCTGGGTGGAAACCACTCAACCAGGGCTCTTTTTCTGGCAACTTTTTGGCAACTTTTTTCTGAACACCCGTGAACATCAGCGAACAGATTTTTCAACTATTACGTCACTTTTTGACCACTGGTATTCGGCTTCCGGCATCTATCACATTGCATTGGGCACCCTATTTTTTCTAATAATAATTATAAAATTTAGACCTTCAAAATCTGTTCTGGCAACCTTTTGGCAACTTTTGTTTTTTCGCGCAGGATTGAAGACAGCTTTGTCGGCCTAAAATCGTCTTCCAACATTTGATGCTGAATGTGTGTATACACTCCGATAGTTGTTCCATAGGAAGCATGCCCGACGATAGACATAATATACTCTGGGCGAAGTTCCGCCTGGACACAACTCGTTACGTAGTGATGCCGGAAATAATGGGGGCTGAACCACGGATGCGTATTCATCCAATAGTTCGCGCTGCTTTTCTTTGGGTCCCGCAGATCGTAGTATCCGCACTCGTAAAACAGTCTGCTCATCAGTCGCTTGGACGCGTCGTTCGAGCAGAAGTCAGGAGCGTTTGTGACGACGTAGTTCTTTGGTAGTCCACGGTTAGCTTTTAACCAGACCATGAGGGGTTCAGGAATGGGAATATAACGATTTGAGGCTCTTGTTTTCAACGCGCCTATCTGCCTCGGTGAGGCGTGATCATCCAGGTCACGCTGAATGTGGATCAGACCTTTCTGCCAGAGGACATCCTCCCAGCGCAGGCCAAGTGCCTCTCCGATCCGTACACCTGTGAAGTACAGAATATATACGAGCGCCTGGTGCATCCCACCAAGCTTCTCCGCCTCGGCAAGGATACGTTCCTCCTCGGCCACGGTAAAGGGCCGTTTTTCTTTTATCTGCCTTGCTGTGGGTTTCGTAAGCAGCACCGACGGGTCCGCATGGATTATGCCTTCCGCGATACCGTACTTGCAGGTGTTCGTGAGGATGGATTTGATAACGATAGCATGGTTAGCGTTCATTCCGTCGGCCTGATTCAGGCAGGCCTGCAAATCCTTCCTGGTAACGGCATGGCTGAGTTTTTTCGCGGGGAAGAAGGGCAAGACGTAAATGCGAAGGATAGTGCTCCATATACGGAGCGTACCCTGGGTCTTAATGCGAGGCTTCTTCACAACGTCCCACCATTCCCGAATGAGATCGACGAACGGCATGTCCTCCCGCCGGGGACCGTTGACATACTCCTCTTTTATACGCCGCTTTTCGTCTTCAAGCTCACGCTTGGTCTTTGCCGACACCCAGACAGGCTTATCCAGTCCAGGAATGACTACCTTGGCCCGATAACGTTTGTCTACCTTGTCGGCTTGTTTCTTCTTCTGGGGCATTGTCATGCCTCCTCATTTTCCGTGTTAGGTCTAGCTTTTCCTCGTTCTCCGGCTGGCGTCAGTATCTGGCGACCAGCTTTTTCATTTACGGCCTCGGTGATGTACGCTGCCAGGGACTTGCCTTCTATCTTGGCCTGTTCCTTCAGCTGTTCCTTGTCACCCTTGGCTACCCAGAAGCGGACTTCCTCCATATGCTCCTTGAGATAAGCCTTCGTCCATTCGTTCTGCTTTTGAGAGTACTTTGCCACACAATCACCTCCTTCCTATATGACTCATTATACGGCGAGGAACGAATTACGCGCAATAGTGTATCCTGCATAACTATTACGCGTAAATGTTGGCTGGTATTCCGGTATTGTACTATTGCGCATAATAGCATATACTTTAGCCACAGCAAGGGAACAACGACCTGAAAGGAGAAATCAAAATGATGAACATCGAAGCGAAGATCAAGGAACTCCAGGAGTATAAGCGGATGAAGGACGAGCTCGACACGATGATCGAATCCATCCAGGATGAAATCAAGGCCCAGATGGGGGATGAGGAGACTCTGGTCGCCGGGGCCTTCAAAGTGACTTGGAAGACCGTGAGCCAGAGTCGCCTTGACACTGCGGCACTGAAGAAGGCCATGCCGGAAGTAGCGGCCCAGTTCACCAAGACCATTCAGACCAGACCGTTTAAAGTAGCCTGACTCACGTCAGGCTTCTTTTTTTATGGCGTTGTAGTGACTGTTGCGCCGCCGGATAGGAACATCTCTGTTATTGCGTCCGATGACAGCAGTACGTTCCCATTGGTCTCGCCCTCGCTGCCAGCCTCATACGGCGGAAACACCTCGGCAGCGTAATAGGTTTTGCCGTCTTTCAGCATAAGCATCAATACTCTGCTGAATTGATTGAGATAAGACAAATCGTTCGAGTTCAGGATTGAACCATCCGACGGCGGGAATCCTGTGTCCAGGGACGCATTTGGGCCTGCCTCATATAGGAGGACCAGGGTATCATCCGCCTCGCACACCTTATATCCGTACCCCTCAAGATCAGACCGAAAATCAGCCAGCGCTAGAGCAGCTGAAAGAAGTAGGGACAGAAACAAAACAAAGCTAATCGGCTTTTTCATTTGCGCCTCCAGTCACGCGTACTCGATATAACTTGTATCCTCGTTATCGCCGCGCATTATGTGCTGTAGCTCATGATCCGCGGTCTCCTTATTCTTGATAACTCCCTGGCGGGAATTCACAACAATGATGTACTCACCGTCATCGGTATGGTATGAGAAGCCGTCAACGTGATCTGGCAAGTCCAATTCACGAATGATAATGTTGTTGCTGGCTACATAGTCCTCAAGCGTCAATCTCCATCTCTCTCTTTCAATATTCGATCGCTTAATTGCAGCATAAAATCGATATCCTCATCAGACATTTTACGGGACCGTTTGAACAGCAAGCCAAGCCTGGGATTCTGATGGAGAGCCTCAAGAACGTCATAGTCCTCCTGATCAATCTTATCCTTCGGCATGTCGATCTTGATGTCGCCCATCATCACGGCCCATTCGAAAGCCTCTTCAAGGTCACCGTGCGCTTCTTCAAGCATCTGCGGGGTGACCATGGCACGCATCTCTTCTTCGGTTTTTAACAGACGTTCTTCGGGTATACCTAGTTTTTTAGCCCACTCCTGCATAGTGGCTATTTTCGGGTTCCGCTGTCCAAGCTCGTAGCGGCTGATAACTTGTTTACTGGTACCGAGTTTATTGGCTAAGTCTTCCTGGCTCCATCCTCTCTTTAATCGAAATTCCCGGAGCACGTCTGAAAATTTACCCACCTCAGTCACCTCCTTGTTGACAGCATACCACTGTTCGTCACCATTTGCAAGACGAAATATTAAGAAAATTAAAAAGTGGATTCGGGTTTTCTTTTAAGTAAAAGAAAAATTGATCATCGGTCACCGAACGGATGTTAAGATTGTGTTAAATCGCACCTTTTAGTCGCACAACTGGTTGACAGCTTTTTGAGCGTATGCTAAACTATCGCCGTCACCGAACAAATGACCCAAACAAAACTGAGAGGAGGGAGGCATAGCAGATGACAACCTTAACAGAACTGCGCGAATTAATTCGATCGCAGTACGGCACGGAATCAGCGTTTGCAAAGAGGCTCGGAATGACTAAGCAGGCCTTGAGCCGGTACTTGAACGGCCAGACACGACCGTCAATCGGTGTAATCTCGCAAATGGTAGCGGCGACAGGTCTTTCCGCTGAGACACTGATCCATATTTTTTTAACGTCATGGTCACCGAATGGATGTAGAAGCTGACAAAAGGAGACAAAACATGCCGAAACTGACAATCGCGCTGCCCCAGGATGTCTATGACTGGGCAGTGGAAAAAGCCGAAGAAGACTACCGTACCACCGAAGAATGGTGCTCTGTACTTATCAGAAAAGCGTACCCCGGACGGACTAGCCTGCCAACACCGGAAGAGGCCGCACCGATTTTTTGCCAACCCGGCAAAAAGAAGACGGGCGAGTATCTGAGGAAGCTTCGCAAGAGCAAGAAATTAACCCAGCAGGAACTCTCCAGGGCGCTCGGTATCAGTTGCGCTGCCGTTGCAATGTTTGAGACAGGCAAACGGATCCCTTGTGACCGAGTAAAGGCAAAATACGCTGCTTTCTTTGAGCAGTCAATCGCTGAAATATTCTACGGACCGGAGGTCATGCCAGCATGAGAATCAGCCTGAACACTGATGCACTGAAAACAATCTTCACGAAACTGCCCAAGTTCTGCGATGACAAACGCTCCGCTAGACCTATCCTGCGCTGCGTACACCTTGAGTTTGAGAACAACACCTGCACTGCCATCGCCCTGAACGGCTACATCCTCTGCCAGTACAAGACCCACTGCGGGATTATTGAGGGTGAAGGCAAGATCACCCTAAACGTCCTGCCGGACAAGCTGATGAAGTTCACCTCACCGATTGTC